CAAGGATGTAGAACAGTGGTCAGTAGTCATCACCTGTCCTGTTTGTGACACCAAAGTACCTACAGAACCTTACGACTATGCGCTGCTTGCTGGAGAGGATGCTATGATGATTTACAGAACAGAGGCCGTAGAGTACATTGCCCTCAGTCGACCTGAGATTATAGAGAAGATGGATGCCAAGGACGGTGCTTCGGACACGATTATACTAGGTACATTCTGTCCTTTCAACGGAGACTTACTACCGCCCCATGTCAGGGGCTCGGTTGTTACATTCAGTGCAATAGGCGAAGAGGAATGAGCATGAGAATAGACATTAGGCTGATAGACGGAGTACCTACTAGAGTACTAGTAGTGACTAAGGACAGTACCAAGATGAAGTGCGAAAACTGTGGTAAGACTACCTATCACCATCCTGACTTAGCAAAGAACGACCCTGACTGGTGTACCGAGTGCGACGATATGCACTACCGTTCAAAGATGTCAGAGGAAGAGTTAGCCATGTGGTCACTTAGGCAGATGGCAGACGGTAAGGCAATCGCTGTAGTATACGAGGGGGAAGTAGAATGAAATGTCCTCAGTGCAAAGAAGGTACACTGACAGTGACCGCTCACAGAATTACGAAGAGAGGCTACACTCCTCTTTCAGAAAAGGCAGTGATGACATGCGATACTTGCGGTCACAAAGAAAGGTTTGGTGCTTGACATGACAAGAGGCTTCAATCAAGAGATACGCTGGCGAGTCCCTGCGACTGCTGCTAAGTGGAGAGGTAAGGCTGAAGTCGTTATGAGCGTAGCAGCACCACTAGGAGGCAAGCCTCCTACAATTGATATTCGTGTCCGTAGGACAATAGAGCACCCCAAGGGAGAGGGCTTCACGAGAGAGGGCGTGAGGCTTAGCCAAGAGGATGCTACAACTCTAATCAAAGCAATAGAACATGCCCTTTCTGAACTGAGGGAAACAGATGCTACTGGCTGAAGCAGCACACATCTCTGAGAATCTCAGAAATCTCTATCGTAACTACATGACCGATGCAGAGAATCGACCTAATCACTTTGCTAATTCTGTAGACCTAATCAGGGAAGCAGTCAACAATGCAGCAGACGATTTAGGAGAACTAGTTGAGATATTCTATCCTAAGTATTCTCGATACTCAAGACAGTTCGTATCATTCAGAGAACTGAGAGATGATGTATGCAAGAAGTTATCCATCTCTCCTTTAGTGTGGGACGAAGCGTTAGCAGGGAAGCCAATGGTTCCTCTACTGGCACTTGAATCTCCTGAGTATGGAGGTGAAGGAATGACAGTCAAGCAGGCACTTACATTGATGGCGAGGATTCAGAACCTTGGCTTCCTAGACATAGCCAGCAGAATGAATGAGAAAGAAGCCCTTATGTTTTGGTCAAGAGCCACAGGAGAAAGTCCGATGATGCCGATTACTCGATTCTTACAACTGGTGTCTTATGTTACCGAGGGTAGGTCACAGAGTCTACAATCAATTAGAAGGATGATGGAAACCATGCAACCCGCTGAGATTATTCAGAAGTTATTCGGAGAGGAGAAGGTAGACATGGAGGTTCGTACTATGCAACCCGGACAACCTTTCACTGGTCCTATCTATAGAGCGTGGAATAAGTTAGTGACTCCTACTGAAGTGTATGCTGAAGTGGTGTCTAGTCCTAGGCGATACCTACACATCACTGAGTTCCCTAAGGGTAAGTTCAACGGAGTACTGTACAACAGAGACAAGCAGGTCATAGGCAAAGTAACTAAGTTACCTTACCAAGGTAGCGAGGCAATCTTTGAAGTCGAAGCAGATGTCAACCAAGTAAAGTGTGTTACAGACATACTGGCACTTGGAGATGACTGGGACATATACAAGTTAGATTACAAGGACAGGGCTAGTTACCTTGAGCGCCTCAGTATCAATTCACCCATAAAGACAGGAAAACCCCTGCAACCTTCCACGGATTTCAGCCAAATGCTTGAGACTTTGGAAGGGCAAGAAAGATTACGATTAACATTCACAAGCGGATTTGAGATAGGTGGGTCAGGTGGCTGGCTCATACTCAAAGATGCATTTCATGTACACTTGCTGGTTACGGCCATCAAGAAAGACGAGGAGTTCAATACCCACATCAGGTTAGCAGCGATGGATGGGTACGAGACATATGAAGTGGGGCAAGTGACAGTACCTGTTACTGTAGCACAGCATATGCGACAGCGCTTAGCGCAACAAGGTGCACTGGTTGGAATGAACTGGTTACCTGTAGACGAATACGCTTTGGTAGTCGTCTTAGAGATAGGCGAGTTCAATCTCAGCCAACTGTCTGTGAAGGATGGGAAGGTAGAGTATTTGGACGATAATATGGGATTCAGCGAAGTATCTCAATTGACTGATTTAATAGAAATGAGTCACTGAGGACTTTCCCTTATAACAGACCAATAGAGGATAAGAAGTGATTTCCGATGAACCTTAGAGAGAAGTACCGACCTACCACTCTGAATGAGTTAGTAGGCCACAGTGACTTTGTAGCATCTGCTACTAATTGGACACTGGAAACTTGCCCTCCTAACCTACTACTTGTAGGGCCACCGGGTACTGGTAAGACTAGCGCTGCCTATGCTTTAGCAAGAGACATGCTAGGAGAGTTCTTTGACCCAATGAACTTCATCGTTACCAATGCAAGTGATGACAGAGGTATTGATTACATCAGGTCCCTCAAGCGGACAAGTAAAAAGAAAGGGCTAGGCGTTAGTCGTATAATCATATTCTTAGATGAGGCTGACAATTTCACAGCAGCCGCTCAGAAAGCACTCCGCCAAATCATGGAGGAAAGTCACGAGTCCGCTATATTCATTCTCACTGGTAATGACATAGGGCCTATCCATGATGCCATCAGAGATAGGTGCATGACATACCACTTCAAACCAATTGATGCCCAAGAGACGGGTCGATTACAACTCATCGTCAATTCTGAGAACATGCCTTGGCAATGGAAAGACCTATTGCCCAATCTTATGAAGTTCACAAATGGTAGCCTTAGACAGGCTATCGATATACTAGAAAGTTTGCCCAAAAAGGATGCGGCGCTACTAGAATATCTCAAGAGAGACACCAACTATCTCAACAAAGCGGTACTCTATCTAATGGGCAGCGACTTCCCAAAAGTAACCGCTTATCTGACACAAGCATTGGAGTCAGGACAAAGTCGAATCGGAGTGCTTAAAGGACTCCGCTACCGTGCCAAACCGTTGATGGAAAGCGAAGATGATTGGCACAAGTTTATGCTCACTTATGGCGAGTTTGTCATGATGGCTACACAGTGGCCTGATGATGACTTGGCGTTTGTTGAGTATTTTATAGCGAAACTGAAGAAAAACATGGAGGAATAAATATGGAAGAGGAAAACAATAGAGAAACCTTACCAGCAGATGTGTTGGAAAGGCTTGAAGGATATGCAGAGAGAATGGACATAAAGGTCGGAGAGGCGGCTAACAAGTTCAAGGAGTGGCTCAAGAACGAGTACTCCGTTGACAACTTGTTTGACGAAGACCCATTTTACCTTAGCCAGTGGAGCGAGCAATTCGTTATCGAAACTCGTAACTTAGGAGGGGCTCGCTCATCCGGTAGAGAAACCGAAACCTATGTCGGTATGCTTGTAGGAATAGAAGACTCTGAGAGAGACAACCGCCAGTCAGTCATGGAAAAGGCACTGAATGTATTCAGGTCTAACAGTGACAGAGCAATCAGCGAAGGCCTAATAGGTGTACTGACTGCTAAAGAAGGAGTATGGCACATCAACGGCAAGGCTTCTAACGAGAGAGTAGACGGTAGTAACTTACCTTGGTTCGGATTTGAGCACGGTGATATGATTCTGTGTTTACTCAACACAAGAAGTGGAGAGCGAAAGCCTATGGCTCCTACAAGTGTTAGTCGAACTGCTTACTTCTTGGGCTCACCTGAGAAGAGCAACACTATTCAACTATGGAGACTAAGCCTATCCGGTAAGGCTATGGATGCAGACTACGAGAAGTGGACTGCTTGTAAGATTCAAGTTATACCTCCTTCACAAGAGGGGCGTAACACACTTTACACTAACAGGGACTTCCATGAGAAGATAGATTACACTGATACATGGTTACCTGAACACCTAAGAAAGGAGTTCACCCCTGAGCGATTACTCGTCAATGAGAACATCCACGGCGAGTTTGCAGACTTGGGCGAATTGGTAGAGATACACTCTGAGCGCAAAGTTACCACTGCGACTGGTACTACAGTCAATCCGATTGTAATTACCAAGGGATATGTCAGCCTACTCAACAAGGAGCCGATGAACAGCGAGTACGACCAAACAGGTCGCTCTTATCGTATGAACATCACCAGCCTTGGTCTACAGTCTCGCAATGGTAGAGACAGTAGTGCTTCCTCGGTAACCATTTGGATTCCGGGCAGAATGCATGACGAAGAACACCCATTCGACTTCAAGAATAAGGATGATGAATGGCAAGGCTATGCTGAGCGTACTCAGGTAATCGTAGTAGGTCGTCTAAGACTTCGCCCTTACAATGACGAGATGCAGCCAAGCCTTGGTGCTGTAGGCATCTATGTACCTTCAAGGACTGCTCGCCCTGCGGGTGGTAGCGGTAGCACAAGCACTGGGCAATTCGGAGGCGACGAGCAATGAGTAAGACATGGGTATTGATTACTCCTGAGGACACATGTGCTTGGAAGTTGAAGGAGGCCGCTATTGAAGGGGAGCCTACAACTGAGCAATGCCAAATGTATGTGGATGGCTACATTGAGGAAGTCCCTCAATCTTGGCTCATGGATGGCTTACATGTGATGTATGTCAACGAAGAGGGGACTATGAACAAGTTACCTCATAATCAACTAGCAACTCAATTATTGGACAGAGGCGGCCCTCTTGTAGGCAACGCAGTAGTCCAGTGGGATAGTAAATACAATACCATCAAAGGATGGACAGAGGAGGAATGAAAAATGAGCGGCTGGGAAGCATTAGCAACAGGAAACGAAGCAAGTATCAAGGTGGCTGAAGAAGCGAAGCCACCTGTAGTAGAAGAAGAGGGAGACAAGATTGTAATATCGTCTAGCGATTTTATGAGCAGTTTCCCTGACATAGCGGCAGAGATGGAAGCGCAGTCAGTTGCACCTGACATCATACCAAGTGCGGTAATGTGCGGAGTAGTTGGTCACGAAGGTACTGGTAAGTCCGGTATTGTGATTGACTCTCACATGCACAAGTACCCCGATGGTCTGATGATTGCAACGGACTTCGATAACGGTGCACTTGCTTGTAAGCGAGCCCACTGGAACTCTAGTCCTAACATTAGGGTATTTTCACCTTGGGTCATGCAAGAGCAAGACACTACTGCTTACAACTACTTGGCGAGTTATCAGCGGACTATGAACATCTGCAAGTATGCAGTTGAGTATGCAGAGAAGCAATACGAAGAGGGCTTTGAAGGCCCACACCTCAAGACATTCCTAGTAACCGGAGTAGACCAGTTCGACGGTATGTGTATCGACTGTATGAAGATATACGACTTAGACATGGATGCTACCGATGCTATCGAAGCGAGCCACACCAAACTCAATGCTGAGATTGGATGGAACTGGAATATCAGAGCAACTCGATTCAAGCAACTTACAGCAATGTGTCAGAAACTCAACAGACTCGGTGTCGATGTATACTGGGAAACTCACCTCAAAGAGGACAGAGAAGGTAAGGTTGGTTTCGATGGATGGAAGTTCGCATGGCACGGTAGTGCTACTAAAGACCTGTTCCAAATCATTTGGTGCAAGTCCAAGGTTGTTCGTAACAATGACGGTTCGACTACTGGAGAGACACGCTATTCAGCAGAGTTCTTCAAGCAGAAAACAAACTCCAACCTAATGGGTCAAGAAAGACTTTATTTCGTGACCAAGAAGGGAGAGCCAGCCGAATGGTATGGCTTACCTGAGTTGAGAGACGGGGTGCTTTGAATACAAAACACGGGTTCTTGGTAAGGTAATAGGGTACTCACCTACACCGAAAGGTGCTATTGGTTACATACTGGCTCACCACGAGATGAGTCGTACCCTTCCCACCTTTGTATAGGAGATGATAATATGACAGAGTTTACAATCAGTAGAGAAAACTTCCTGAACTTCTTATCGAGTTTTGGAAGAGACCTTAGCGACATAGTTGTGAAGGTTTCATCTCAAGGCATATCTGCGGCAGTGGGTCAAGAGACCCATTACATCAGTAGAAAAATGGACTGCGGTACTAGTCAGACAGGTAATGTTTACATTACAGACATACCTAAGTTGAAAGCGTTCCTTGCTAATACTAAGACATCAGACCTGTCAGTGAATCAATCCGGTAAGACAGCGACTCTTCATGTTAGATGTGGTACATCAAGTCTGCAGTTACCCACTTCTTCTTACATACAGTCGCAAGAAAAGGTAGGGCTTATTGAGAAAATAATCAAAGCGAGCAGAGACAACATGTGGCAGACTTGGTCGAGACTAGACCTGAACTACCACGCAAGGGTTACAGCAGAATCGCTGAGACCTGCTACTGGCTTCAAGAAGGTATTGGGGGACAAGTACTCCTGTAAGACTGAGTTTGATGTGCAGGGCAAGGAGTTGGTTATCAGAGGAGGCAAGTCTTCAACTGGTAAGATGTTCATTAGGGCAACTTTGGTTGGTATAGACTCGCCTGAAATATCTGCCCGCTCTGCATTTGATAGGTGGCTACCTGAGTTACTGTCCAACTTACCTAATGGTGAATTGAACCTATACACAGGGGATGAAACCGTCATGGTGTTTGAGCAACCGGCTACCAATTTCTTGATGATAGTCATTGACCAAGAGTACGAGGAGGATTGAATGTGACTAGAGATGTATGCTGGCTATGCGGTGGTAAACTCATTTGGGGTGCAGACTTTGACCCTAGTGATTATGGGTACGAGGGGGATGGGATAGTGGCAACGCTAACTTGTTCATCCTGTAATGCCGAGGTAACCTATGTACAGATACATGGAAACAGTATGGAAACATGGGAGGAAGAATAGATATGATAATCGACACCTTCCGACCTGACCCTGAGGGGCCCGACCATATCTACAAGAGATGGCGTGATGCAGAAGGTAACCTGATTGAGGAAACTGTATCAGACTTCAGACCTTATTTTTGGATTAGGGCGGCTACGCCTGAGAGAATAGTCAATCACATTCTTGACAGGTACCCCGGCTCTGAAGTAGACAGAACAGACACAGCCAACGCCCTTCGTACAGAAGAGGAGTTAGTCAAAGTCTATGCTTACCGCACTAGTGACATTCGTGACATGGCAAGAGAGTTCAGAACTACTTGGGAAGCAGACATGAGCCTAACTGACAGGTACCTCATAGATGAAATCAAAGAGATGCCTGACTGGAAGCCCCGTGTATGGCACTTTGATTTAGAGTGGGACCCTAAGACAGACCAAACTACAGTCATGGCAGTCATAGACAGTCATAACAACAGGCATGTGGCCTTCTGTTGGCAGAAGGATAACCCTACTGACTTACATGAAATGGATTGCTTCATTGAAGAAAAGACAGTCGAGTATGAGGACGATGGTAATACCGTGTCCTACAACTACGAAAGGCACCTGTATGGCTCAGAAGAGGACATGCATCACGCCTTCTTGAATTACATGGATGAATGCAATCCTGACATATTCGTGGCCCATGCGATAATGTGGGCTGACCTTCCCCACCTTGTCAGGCGACTGCCTGAGTTTAGGAGACTAAGCCCACTAAGTAGAATGCTTAGGCCGGGCAAAGGAGAGGGCAAGAAGAAGCATTACGACTATGTGGCGCAACCTATCATTGGTCGCCTTTGCTTCGATACTGCTTCACCTATCAGAAGCGGTAGTGGGTTTGAGCGTGTATGGAAGGACAGTGGAAAGCCTCAATTGAAGAACCTCAAACTAGATACAATTGCCAAAGCCTCCAAGTTAGGTGGTAAGTTCGACATGGATGTGTTTACTGGCTGGACTCAGCGCTTCGATGATTATGTAGACTATTGTATGCAAGACACGCTAATACTCAAAAGAATAGATGAGGACAACCATGTCCTGAACTTTTTCCTATCACTACAGAAACTATGTGGTGTATCATTTTCCTCTTGTCATAATGTGACAAGGTTCGCTCGTGGACTACTCAGTCGTAGAACCGACTGGAAGGCTCCGAGTAAGAGTACTCAAGAAAAGCAAGAGTACGAGGGAGCATTCATACCCCCACCTAAGGTAGGTAGGTATGAAGGAGTGGCTACTGTAGATTACAAGGGTCTCTACCCTTCTATTATTCTAAGCCATTGCCTATCGTGGGAGACACAAGTACCTAGCCACATGGCTGACCACGAAGGTGTCAGGCAACTGCCTGATGGAACTTGCTGGGTTCAAAACCCTGATGCGCTGTTGCCCACTATTGTCAATGAGATGTTTGCTCTTCGTGACATGTACAAGAAGAAAATGCGTGAAGCCTCCACCGAAAATGAGAGAAACGGATGGAATACTATGCAGTTGGCTGTTAAGCGTGTCATGGCGTCACTGTACGGTATGACCGCCAGTGCTTACTGGGGCTGGTCCGACTTTGATATAGCCAGCGCTATCACGGCATGTGGCAGAGAGGCAATCAAGTTCCTAATGGAGGAGTCACAAGCACAAGGCTATGAGGCTCTGTACGGTCACACTGATTCAGCATTCGTCAAGGTACCCTTCGATGAAGCGCCCGCTCTCGCTAAACACCTTACAGAGACTGTGCAGCGTGAGCACGAAGCGAGCCACTTGATTGTAGAGTTTGAGGCTTACATGCCCTACTGGATTGTAGGCGGTAAGAATCTCTACTACGGTATATGCTCGTGGCCTCCTGAAGATGAGGGCAAGGTCAAGAGTGCAAGGTGGGGTAAAATCAGCACCTTGTCTCCTATCTCTAAGAACTTGGAGAACGATGTACTGACCGCTATCTGTAGTGGTGCGGACGAGGACGAGGCTGTGCAGATAACAAGGCCGCTCTCCAAGCGCATCAAGCGTGGCGAGGTGGACATCAAAGACATAGCCACCACCACTCGATTACAGAAATCAATCAATGACTATTCCCAAACTGCAGGGGGCGCTGTAAAGGCGGCTCGTTACTTTAACCAACACTTGTCAAATGGCAAGAAGTTAGGTGAGGGTGACAGCGTTAACTGGGTATATGTCAGCAGAGCGCCTGACAATTTACCACCTACGCAAGTGGTGGCTTATGAAGAGGAGAGTGACCTAGATGGTTTCGATTTGGATTATGATAAAATGGTTGACAAGTTGGTCAAGTCAAAAATGAAGGGCATCTTTGGTGCCATGAACTGGAACTTAGACTTCGCTACAGGCGAAGCACGACCTAAGAGATATTGGTGAATGATATGAGCAGAATAGAAGATGAAGTATGTGAGAAAATAAAAGCCCGCTCAGATGTGGGCAAGAAGAAGTATGGCGTGACTATGGAAAGAGAGGACCTTGATTTAGTCAGTTGGCTGACCCATCTTCAGGAAGAATTGATGGACGCAGCGGTCTATACTCAGCGGTTGCTAAATGACATAAGTGTATTAGAAACCGAAACGAAGAGTCGCTGTGCAAAGCCTACTCCGCCTGTCAGAGAAGCATTTGTACATTTATTGAATGGCCTCAACGAACAAGCCGGAGCAGAGTTTACTAATTATGTCAATTTACATGTACTGATTGGTTACTTAGTAGAAACACATTGTGTTTCTATCAAAGATGCTATGGAAATGTTTGAATCAGAAAAACACAATTACATGGTCAAAGAGAGTAAAGGTATAACCAAAATAACCGGAGTGTATCAATACAGGAATGAGTATACGGTGAAAAAAATAAGAGATAAAGACCGTTGTACAGGTATAACTAAAATTGGAACAAGGTGTCAATCATATGCAAAAGAGTCTGACAATTTCAAATGCTTTCAGCACAGGGGAGATAGCGAATGAGCGATAGAGATTGGAGTGCATATGCTAAGTCATCGTACATCATGGGCGACAAGCCATACCTACGGATGACAAAGACGAGCCTGACATCTGACTTTGACTTCTGTCCAAAGCAGTACGAATACAAGCGTATACACAGGCTTCCTGAGCCATCGACAGATGCAATGATAAAGGGTACAAATGTACACGATGCGGTAGAAGAATACTACAACAACATCATGCCTCATGTGAAAGAACTCTATACTCTCATGCAGAGAGACAAGAAGGAAGAGGCTTTGCAATTGGCTATAAGTGTACTAGAAGAAAAGGAGTACACTTTGGGCGAGCAGCCTATAATCGACAACAGGCTCAACTGGGATTTACAGAGGCTGCTGGCAGAGGGACCTGACAACTATTTACCTATCATCAATGAATTGGAAGTACACGCCTTTGTTGAAGAAAAGATAGACTTCAACGGTGAAGAGATTACTATACCTGTACACTACGCTGGTAGCATTGACAGGGGGTTCACTGACGGGGGTGGTGGCGTAGCCATTATGGAATTAAAGACAGGTAAGTGGGTACAGACCAAAAACAAGGAAGGTGACTGGCAAGACTCAAAGTTCAAACTACAATCCATGAGAACAGAAATGGCTTACTACAAGGATTTACTCAAGATGGCGAATCACGAGTACCAAGATGTAACTCACTGGGGATGGGTGTACCCGTCCGGCTCACTTGCAGATTTAGATACCCTCAACAAGTATGGGTATGAGCAGAGAGCAATTGATAAGATATTTTACGAGGCCTGTACAGGTAGAACAGATAGTACCTACAAGCGCAAGATTAGAAGGATGAAAGATGCGTTATTAACGGCGTACCTGACAGAAGATTTCCCTACCAAGCCAAGTGCTGGTAAATGTGCATGGTGCTCTTTCAAGAGCATATGCCCTTCATGGGAGGGAAGCGATAACCCTGAAGAATACAGACAATCATACGAGGAGGAGAACGCATGACAGATAAGCAGACGACGAGTAAAATGATAGAACTGATGATGAGTAGGATATTGGACCGCAGTGTAGAAGTTAACTTTTCCCAGTTGGGTAAGGATAAGGACTATTCTATAGCAATCCAAAAAACACTTTATGAGTTTGACGAGTTTGACGACGGTCCCAAAGGACCTATGTACTTGACAATGAACTTAACATTACTTCAAGATTCTAACAGAATGCTAAAATGCTTAACAGAAATAGCAAACAGTGCCGAGGAGTGAATAGCATGAAAATCACCTTTGATTTCCCAAGAGAGGTGATGGAACTAAGCACAGACAAAGGTAAAGGTTTCAGGAAACTGGTTAGGAATAACGAAGACTTGGAGCGTTACTGGGCTGGCAAGAACGGTGTATCTAACGCCTTCATGACTGTCTATGGCTACAGGGCTACACAGCAGCCTTACAACAAGAGGGTAGACCTGTTCACCCCTATAGTCAGGCACTTCGTCATGGACTTCGACCCAAAGAACTTCAGAGAAAGAAACAGACCTGATGTAGACCTTCAAGTGCCATTAGAGCAGACACTAAAGTTACATTACTACTTAGTAGAAACTGGCGTTGCTCACAGTATGTGGTACAGCGGTGGAGGTTTCCATGTATGGGTAATGTTAGATAAGCCCTACATGCCTAGCAGTGGTAATCACTTATCGGCAATCAAAGATGCGGGTATGCAGATAGTCAATGAGTGGATTAGAGATTTAGATTTGTTTTGCTCAGACCCGGCAGTACCTTTCGATACAAGCGGCATGATTCGTATTCCTAATTCTTACAATGCTAAAAGGGGATTGTGGTCAATACCAATCAGTTCTACTGATTTAGAAAGGGGACTTGACCACATAACGGAGAAGGCACTAGGGCCTAAGTACGGTATGATTCCCTACGGCTCGACTGGGCTGGAATTAGAGGTAAAGAAGGTCAGTGACAGGTCACAGATTTTCAACAAAAGCGCAGCGCCAATTGACCTACCTACTGTGTCTATGGACGGCGTGATAATCTTACCTTGCCTCAACTCAGCAGCGTGTAGAGTGGGTAGTAACCCCAGTCACGACGCAAGAGTACAACTCGTCAAGTATCTATCTAAACGCCTGAGAAACTTTATCTCAGTTGATAGGATTTCGCAACAAGACATTACAGAACATACCGAAACGATTGTAAATTACATTCGCTCCCTTCAATGGGCCGACTTTGATGAGAGCACTACTCGTTATCAAGTGGGCACAATCGTAGGTACCGAATACCCGCAAACATGTTCCATGCTTTACAAGAAAGGGATGTGTTTGGGCAAGTGTAGGTACTGGGACAAGACAGGAGCAATAGAGGAGGAACAATAAATGAAGAAACCAAACAAGAACCCTGAGACTAAACACAAGATATTCAGAGAAAGGATATTGGCAGTACTGAGAAAAGAATCTCCACTCACATCTCGTGAGATAAAGGACAGGTTGTTTGACCAACAACAGAAAAACGGCAACCGTTACAAAAGAAATCCTAGTATGAACGAATTGAATAACATACTGTGCAGTTACAAGCCATTCGTGAGAGATGGCAAAGGTGTACATGCCAGTATGAGTAGAGGTAACCACCTTTACGAAGTAAATCTGTGGAATATACAGGAGTGCTGACAGTATGAGTACACCCCCACTTATTATAGATACAAACGAAAGAGGACCTTTGCACGACGCTATTGTCAGGGCAGGGGAGAGGCAAGGGTTTGCTATAAGAAAGGAACACCTACAAGGTATGGGGGATTACAAGGCAGGTAATGCTAACATAGAGTGCAAGAGCCTATCTGACCTATTTCAGTCCAGTCATAGTGGTCACCTCATGAGGCAAATCGAAAACCTAGATGCTAACTGTGAAAGGGTCTTCCTTGTAGTACATGGAGACATAGCGAAGTATGTAGCCATATCCAAGAAACAAGGTCGCAACATATCCTATTCCAAAGTAATGAACGAATTGCTTGGTACATTTGCTCGTATAATGGCAGACTTCGATTGTCACATATACAGAGCAAAGGACCACTCAGAAGCAGCCATGTTTATTGCTAAATTACATTCCAAATTACACAAGCCTGCTAGTCGTCACGGCGCAAGAGCAGTTACAAGAGTCAGTACCAATGATGTCAGGGCAGACATGTTAATAGCAGTCCCCGGCTTCGGTCCTGAGTTGGTTGAGAAGACTTTGGAGAAGTGCGGCTCTATAGAAGAGATGCTATTCCCTGAATCGCTCAAGCAAGTAAAGGGTATGGGGACTACCTTGAGGCAGAGACTGTTAGATGTCCTGACCTCAGAAACCCCAGTCAGAGTCCAAAAGACATACAACAAGAGAGGGAATAGAAATGATGGAGCATCGAGCAGATAACTACGAATGTGTACAGAAATACCCTATTCTAAAGGGTTACCTTGAGCACTTCAAGCAAGTCAGTATAAATAACGAAATACCGGGGCTACTGTCCTTCTTCTTCATAATGGGACAAGCAGCAGTACCCTTTGTACGAATACCAGTGGGGGGCAGTAACTTAGACCCTAGAGCCAGTATATTTTGGATTCAGGACACTAGGACAGGTAAGTCCGCAGCGTATCAGATTATTGAGAAAGTACTCAAGGGCGCAGGCATGGAGAGTAGTGACTACAACTCCGGTAACGACGCTGCATTAGTAGGTACATTGGTACCTGACCCTGAATCAGAAAACCGACAGAACCCTGAGATGATTGTAAGAGAAGGTATACTGGGTGGCAGAAAGGGGCTTAACTTCGATGAGGGTAGCGTCATCCTCAAGAGTGGTCAACATAATGAGAACACTACGCTTTTCTTACAGTCCGCTCTAAACTCAGCAGGTACAGGTAGAAATATACTAACCAAGCACATGGCAAGGGACACATTCAGTGTCAAGTCGGAGGTGTCTCTGTGGATTACTACTTATCCGCCAAAGGGCATCAAGGAGCATGTACTTGACAAAGGTATTTTCCAAAGAGTGTTGACCTATTGGCGACACTGGACTCTTGAAATGAAGAGGGAAGTTAATCACATATTGGCGGAAGCCGTGCATAACAAGCCTTCTTTTGAAGTATCATTCGATGAGGTGGTGGACTTTTTCACCGATTTGAAAAAGACTCTCAAACGGCGCATATTGGACCTAAGTGGTATAGCACCGTTAGAATGGGATGAAATGAGTTCTGACGACCAAGAGACTGTTGTAATGACAGTGATGAATGAGACCTTCACTATAGACGACTCTTACATACCTGCACTGATGTCAGCAATAGATGAGTACTATGGTGTAGTCGAAATGATGGGGCCTGAAAAGCAAGGTATCTGTTCCTCCTTTATCATGGGACTACAGAACTATACCAACATACTGGCCCATCATATGGCTATGATAGAAGGCACTTGGGTAGTAAGAGGCGACCACATAGATATGGCTAAGGAGATTCTGTTTGACTTGTATCAGAACCTCATACAGTGGCTTGAATCGGAAGTTAAGGTTGGCTCCGGTGGCAGTGAAAAGAAGAAGATGGAGTCTGCTTGGAAGCAAGCATTCAGCAAATGTGAAATGTTCGACTTTGACGATATGCGTGGACAGGGCTGGGCCAAGAAGAAGTCCGTCATGGACGAGTTTGGCAAGATTGCTAACTTGAACAGCCACAACTCGATTAACACGAAATACAACATGTATGGCCCTAAGTTATTCAAAGACACTCGTGAAGGCGTGAGGGTATTTATCAAACTGCGACCTGAACATGTTTCTAAAAAGGAGGCAAACAGATGAGGCGGAGGCGATGATAGGTGTTTGGCGTTTATACAAATGCGGGATATGTGATAACCAAGTCATTAAACATCAGAGAAGAGGTGTCCTCAAAGGATATTTATGCGACGCATGCGGGGTTAGAGCCAATTGGTCAGTCGAAGCATATGTGTGCTGAATGTGTTATATGCGAGTCAATGGTAGGCAGAGACATAGGCGGGTATTATTTAGGGATGCATTGGAAAAACCCTGTAGTAATATGCGACTGGTGTAAAATGTGTTTGGAGGATAATAAATGAAAAAAATGTTAGCACTAGACATAGAAACAGCCAACTTCTCTCATGAAATAGGCGGGTGGGGACAAAACCACTTGTTTGAGCCGACAGTAGTCGCTACATGGGATGGAGAGAACGGAACTGTCTATGCTAACGAATCAGTATCTAAGTATCTACCAAAAGGCACTATCATCAAGCCTATGCACCCAAAGGTGATTGGCGAAGATTTAGCCAAGCATGTCAACGAAGGAGGTATGGTATTGGGCCATAATCTAAAAGGATTCGACCTACCCATCATCAGAGACGCATTAGATTGCTGGACTGCTGGTGACATAATGGCTAAGTCAGAAGAGCAGGTGTTTGACACATCTGCCCTACTCAAGAGTATAGTAGGACACGCCGTTCCTTTATCGGATGCGTGTTATCAGACCTTGGGCAAAGGTAAACTCATGAATAGCCACGACGCTCCGATAGAGTGGCGTAAAGGTAATCACAGCAAAGTTGCTGAGTATTGCCTCAAAGATGCGGAATTAGTTTATGAACTATGGCGTCACGGGGTAGATGAGGGCGTAGTCAAAGCCCGGTGTAGACATTCAGGAATAGTCAAAGAATACGAAGTGGATTGGTGAGATTCACAATGAAAGAGAGGGAAAAATATGAACGAAGCAGAAGGTAACATAGGTGCAGTAGTGCACAACATTAGAGCAGCGAAGAGAGCCGTAAATACGGTCAAAACGACATTAGGTCCAATGGGTATGGACAAGATGATGGTTGACGGGGGTGGCAATGTCATTGTAACGAATGACGGTGCGACTATCTTACAACAACTAGACATCAGCCACCCAGCGGCTAGAATGGTAGTAGAAGCAGCAAATACACAAGAAAACATGTGCTATGACGGTACAACTAGTACTGTGGTACTTGCAGGCGAATTGTTAGGAAACAGTGAATTGTTGTTTAACAAGGGCCTACATGCCAACATCATATGTCGTGGTTACAGGAAGGCCTCAAAGTGGGCGACTGACCATCTTCAAGAACTCAGATATGATTCCAAAGATAACTTATTGCATGTCGCTAGTACTTCCATTACAGGGAAAGCGCTAGAATCCAGCATGCACCATGTCAGTCAACTGTGTGTAGATGCAGTAGAGAACGCAAAGGGCGAATACGAGAGAATCCGTGTATTATGTCAGCCCGGCGGCTCATTAGACGACTCTTCTTGCTTCTCAGGTGTAATCTTGCACAAGGAGTTCATGCTACCCGCAATGCCTCTAGTTCCTACAGGCAAAGCGCTATTACTCAACACTGGCCTAAGTGACACCAAGAGTGATGACAATGTTCAGTTAAGTCTAGGCTCTGCTGCAGAATACCAGCAGTATAAGCGACAAACTGGTCGAGATAATTGGGTAGAAAAGGCACAGACTGTCATTGACCTGCTACCGGAAGGTGGCGTAGTCTTTGTCAGAGACACTGTTAACGAAGTGGTTGCAGCAACTCTAACCAAGCACAATATCTCTGTAGTGCACCGCATTCCTGAAAGTGATATGAACGGATTATCTAAACTGCTCAACGCTACAGCAGCGCATAGTACAGACGACTTGCTGGAAGCAGTCGAATGTGATGTAGAATGCAAGACTATCGGTGACATGAAGTATGTCGTGGTCAAAGGAGATGGAGAAGTCACCACACTTATCCTAAGAGGGGCTACAAAGCAGACTCTCGATGAGACAGAGCGTGGATTTGAAGATGCTCTCGGTGTAGTCTGCCTTGCTTACAAGACAGGTGGAGTAGTACCCGGCGGAGGCTCTTCTTATCTAAACGCAGCCATAAAACTCCGCTCTCGTGCAGCAGAGGCTGGCGGGCGTGAGCAAATGGCTATCGATGCCTTCGCTGATGCATTAGAGTCCATACCTGCCACTATTGCAGAGAATGCTGGACATGACCCACTAGATACCATATTGACGCTTAGAAATGAGCACAAAACTGGTCAAATCGACGCTGGTCCCGACATAGAGAACGGGGGAGCATGTTCAATGAAGAGAGCAGATGTTTGGGAGCCTCTTGACTTAGTCAAGCAAGCGATTCAGTCTGCTAGTGAAGTCACTATCAGTATACTACGCATCGATGACATCATCGGTAAGAGAGCCGAGTGATGCCTAACTTTTCTCAGCCCTTTTCCTGAGATAGGAAGAGAAGCGCCCACCTGCTCTTCGTGAGACAGGTTCGGCCTTCCTCTTCCTAGTACCTTTGAACCCTAGTTGGCCGTGGAACCTGATATAGCCACAGAATGAACATTCGTGTAGTATCGCTGGCTCTCCACTGATGTATTTCCCTGAGATAGTGCGAGGGAGGGCAACTCTGTTGCAATTCTCACATTTGCACTTGAGCATATCTATGAGTCTACCCACAGTATCAACCTACTGTGTTATGATTCAATACATGCCAATTTGTACCATCAAATATGAACTTAGCATTCTTGTTAATTGCTAAAGTGAGCAAACTGCTTGAACCAGCAGGGGCGTTGATAAAGTTAAGGTCATGGGCACCTGCTTTGTGATATATCTCTATGATATGTCCCGGTGGGAATGTACCAGTAGGTGTGAATGTAGTGGTACCAGTGGTAGTGGCAATCCACTTGTTAGGCCCATCAAAGTAAGCGGCTGTGCTAGTGGCTATTGTAGCCACCTTCACTTCATCGGGCCCTAATCTATGAGTATATGTTCTTTTGGTTACAGGGGAACCTCCCATAGAATAAGGCGCTGCATAGTACAGCATACCGTGAGCATCACGGGTGTGACTCTGCCAAAGCGCCCCAAAGGAACTGGCTGTTAAATCCCCACCTTCGCCGCTATACATAGCAGCCAAAAGGGTGTGGTCATTGACAGCCTTGTCTGTCGCATAATGAGTGCTACCACTTTCTTGACCTTCAGTAACATGCTGTAGGTACATAGGGCTATTTCTGATATACGCTCTTCTGTCGTGCAGTACAGGCGTGTCATTTAGCGCATCTATGAGATTACCAGCAGTGTGGTCTAAAGTGTATCTGAGTACAGCCAGTACAATTGACTGGTGGTTTAGACGAGTATCGTTAATCGAAGGGTCTGATAAGAAGCCCGATGGTATTAGAGGAGTACCGACAGATGGTGCTACTGGGGTGCCTATTTCGTATCTAATTCTGTTAGAAGGAGTTGCGTGGGAAGATATGTAGACTACTACGAATACATCACTTGTTGCAGCGGGAACTGCTGGCAATTCTCCGTTGTAATTAGCAGTACCTGAGGTACCTACTACGATAGGCTGTGTGCCACCCGGACCGCCTGCAAACTTGTACAGAACTCCGTCAAGTACACAGTGGCCTCCGTGTACAGTCAGCGCACCTGATGCGCCTACTTCGATATAGCCCGGAGTGCTAGCAATCACGCTGTTTCGCAAAGTAGCAGCAGCGGCAGTATCTGCCAATCGGATTATACCGTTACCGTGCAACCCTTCGTATAGATTAGTCAAACTCGGAGAAGACAAACCGTCTCCGTCTCTTAGTCCTTCGGCACTAGTACTCATGCCTGTTCCTGATGTATGCCCTGCCTTTGGATTCGTCATGCGCTCACCTCGATAATTGCCGAGAATACCAGTTCATTGTTGGTAGTCTTGGTAACCGAGTCGTATGTGTATCTAAGTAACGCAGTTGTGTCTGTAGAATCAGTTGGGTTTCTATATTGTACAACTACTTCTCTAAGGGGTCTAGTGAAAGATGTATCTAGTGTCAATTTAGCCTCTATCGAAAGACTATGGTCATCTATGACCCTAACTGTAGGGGTTACTACTATCGCTGCCTGTGCAGCCCCAGTATCGTCTTGGTTTGCTAATGTCCCACCGAAACCAAACACTACCTCGTTAATTCGACCCTTTAGCGTGTCTACCATGTATCTAGTTCCCTGATTTAATAGCGGCACATCATCCTCTCCTTCTACTGCTCATAGTTCCCTTATTCAATCCTATTGTTAAGTGACTATTGTAAGATTCCGGTAATGTATCTATCGAAATTAGGAACAGTTCTTCATTATTCTCGACTGCGTAAGGTGACTTCTTGGTAAGTACAATTTGGGTAGTAGTAGCCGACTGAACCTTACCCAGTAGATTTCCATTAGCCTTGTAAACGAATGCATCTGCTTTACCTGCGCTAATTATACCTGATGTGAATATGGAGTTAGCATTAACACCATCAGTCGCAAATGTAGTGGTGCCGATAGCATAACCACCACCATTGTTAATCAAAATACCAGTAGACTTGAGGTGGCGTCCACCAGTGATAGTAGCCTTGTTAGGTACACCTATTGCCATTCCTTTCTTTCTATTCTTAATCTGCCTTTCTTGGACCCTCCAAGAGACTTTGATGTTAAAGCCAAAGGATGTGAAAAACTCTTCTTTGGAGTACTGTCTATTTCTATCTTCATTTTCACTTTCAGAAGAACTAATGTCTACTTCTTGGAACCTTTGTAAAATATCCTCTAACGAGCCACTTACTGCGTTTATCTCTATTTCGGATTTGCCGTTTATCAGGTCGTGCTTAGTAGCAAGTGCGATTTGTCTCTGACTACCAGTTATTTCGTCATAAGTTATAGCATCGCCGGGCTGTACAGTGGTCGAGCGTAGTACACCCATCAATTTCTTTGCACCAGTTGCTTTTTTTGACATAGATAGTACCCTTTGACCAATTGACTTAGCACTAGCCTTGGTGATTGCAGTAGGAGCGTATATGCCCCCCGGTATTTCGTTAACTCCCTCGACTTGAGGCCCAAAATCATCTATTTGTACTACATTTTGGTCATTATTGGCCCTTGATTTACCCCTTACCACTACACGGTTAGGCGTACTTTTACTGGCATTGTCCATGCTGCCTTCTGTGACCATAGATTGGGTTACATAGTGTTCACGGTTGTATTTGTTTTGATGAGAATAGTGTAGATTTCCAAACTGGTCTAAACTGGGGTTATAGCCATCATGTTTAGACAAAAATCGCATCGCCGTTACAGCATCGATTCCGTGCAA